ATGCGGGACGCGGAATTGCAGTGCGCGTTTGGTGTTGCTTTCGATGTCCCACGCGTAGGCTTCGACTTCGCTGTAACCGACGCCACGGTCCACGCCTCTTTCGATTTCGCGGAAACCAAACTGGACGTTGCCCCATGCCTGGGCGATGGCTTCTGCTGCCCTGATGGATGCGCCGGTTACGTTCTGCCCACCACGTGTGTAGAGGTAGGTTGAGACCTGGGCAAGTTTTGCGCGGCTGAATGCGTTCTTGATGCGGTCGATTGCCCGGACTTCATCACGGGGGAATTGCCTTGCCAGCACCATTGCTGCCTGGACTTCCGCGATGGATTTCTGTGTGTTGGCTATTGCGAGCGCGCTGTTGCCTGCGTTGACTGGTGCGAGTTCGTTCATTGTCAGATTCCTTTCAGCAGGAAACGCCTGCTTTGTGTTTGGTTGAGGTATTGTTTGTAAAGGTCTGGCTGGTCAGCCTTGAATGCTTTGCTGTCAAAACGGTTGCTTGATACTGCTTTCCAGGTGCAGACGGTGATGCCGTCGAGCGTGGCTTCTTCTGCATCTGCCATGGATGACATGATCCGCGCCTTGATGTTGTCTTCTTCAGCTTCGAGGTCTTTCTTCTGTGCCTTGATTTCTGCGAGGCGTTGGAACTCTGACGCAAAGGATGTGTCGAGTTCGACGGCTTTGCCGGAGGATGCCTGGCTGAATTTGTGGCTGGCTTCTTCTGAGGTGGTTGGGGCAGGGGCGATACCTGCCTGGGTGTTTTCCCAGAAGGTTCTGGCGAATGACCACATGTATGTGATGAGTTCTTCGTCCCTTTCGATGTTGAATACGCGGAAGTCCTGCCCGCCAATCAGGACTGCCAGGTCTGCATACTGGCAGCCGGTCAGGAACAGGTACCATTGGACTTGCGCCATGTAGGCGTCAGGGATGAAGTCTGTGCCGGCTTCTCCCCACAGCTTCGCGGTGAAGCCGTTGGCGGTCTTGCATTCCAGAATCCTGTCGGTGGTCAGGCGGCCGTCTTTCCAGCGGACGTTGCCCATGATGTCAGGATTGACAACAGCGCGGTCGATGTTGCCGATTACAAAGTCATGGTCCGGGTGTCTGAGCATCTGGTTGATGCGCTGGACTTTTCTGCCGGATTGTGCGGCGTATTCCTTGGCGACGACATCTTCAAGGATGTTTCCCCAGTGGATTGCCTGGTTATCCGGCGTATCTGGTTTCTGTCCGGTTTTCTCAAGGAACACGTCATATGGCGTCCTGAACCGTGACAGCCCCATGATGGCGCCGATGTCGCTTCCACCGATGCCAGTGGAGCGGAGGGCACGGGTTTCTTCAGATATCATTGCAGTATTCCTTGTCTCTCTCTAAATCGTCTTTGGAAAGGCAGGTCTGGGTCTTCTGTATGGCTGCGGAGAATGTATTCGTAAGGTGTCATAACGCACCTCCGAAAATCATGTTGGCTGCCCAGTCGACGGTGCCGGCGATGAGCAGCACGGCGCAGATGCTGATGAATGGGTGTTTGGTTGTTGTCATTTTGGTTCCTCCAACGGTGTTGTTAGATAGATACTACACAAAAAGAACAATCGTGTAAAGTCTTTTCACAATTTTTGTTGTATTGGCAGAACAATCAAGCGAAAAATTTGTTAAAATTTTTCAATAAATTTTTCTTAGTTGTGTTGTGTAAACAACAGAAGGGAAAAGGAAGGGAAGGGTCTTGCGTGATTGTGGTTTCACGCTTTATGATGGAGGGGTTGAACAAGGTCATTCACTCAATAACCCAAGGATTCAACAACGGCTCGGAGTGGTGCAACACTTCGAGCCATTCTTTTTTCTATGATGTCATTTCTTGAGGAAGTCTTTTTCTGCGTTATCTGCAAAGCCTGCGATGATTTTTGCGGCATGGTCTGGTTCATAATGGCGCAGGACGTCGTTGATTCTTTTGATTGCTTCATAGTCGTTGGTCTTGAGCCTGTAATGCCAGAGGAAATATTTACGGGTTGCGTTTACGGCTTCTTCGTTTTTCCAGAAAGCGTCCGTCTTTTTTTCTGAGACACCAAACAGTGCCCCGTTGAAGCCGGTATCTATATATTTGTTCATCGCTGCATCTGGGCTGTTCTCTTTCCACGTTGTGCCGCCTTTTATTTTCTTGTACAGCCAGAATGCTCCAGCAAGGACTGTCACGATGACCAATGATTTGATGATTGACATGAGGATCATTTTGTTTTTCCTTTCAGTTGCCTAGTATCCTGAAGTTCATCGGCAGGGCGCGGAGGACTTTGCCGACTATCTGTGTTTCTTCCGGCCGGTCCTGCCATTTCCATGGTTCATAGGCTTTGTTGTCTGATATGACGACCAGGTCTTTGCCGACGAGCTGGATGCGCTTGCAGAGGAGTTCACCGCCGTGCAGCAGGATATAGATTGCTTCGCCACGGTATTCTTTGACTGACATGTCAACAAACAGCAGGTCATTTGGATTTATTGTGGGGGTCATGCTGTCTTTGATGGCGACGATGACCTTGACGTTGTTGTTGCGGTTTGCGCTGCCTATCTGTTTCATGGCTTCATCAACCGGCATGATGATCTGCCTGATTGTCTCCGGCCGGTCAGGATTGACCGCGCCTTCGCCACATGCTGCGCGGACATCGAGGACATCGAATCTGGCTCCGTCAGTCTGTGTGTCTGGCACTGTCTTTTTGAAGCGGTCGCCTTCGCCTGTTGACAGCCACACTGCGTTGAAGGGGCTGTTTGCTTCAAGTTTGGCGGCGGTCTTTGCGCTCATCGAGCTGGATTTTCCTTTCAACCATTCTGTCGGAGCAGAGCGGCTGACGCCTGCTTCGTTCGCGAGCCTTGCACGTGACCATCCTGTATGGGCCAGGACATATTCGATTCTTTCTTTGAGCGTGTTCATTATGTGTGTCCTGTCTTTTTGTTGTTATGTTTGTTAGATATGCTAAACAATTTTATGTTGTTTGTGCTTGACTCTTTTTGTTGTGTTGACATAACATAAGGTTATGAACTTTTCAAATCTTGTTAGAAGGCTCGTTGAGAGCGGGGTGAGGCAGGCTGATATCGCAAGGCATTGCGGTATTTCTCGGTCTTCTGTGATTTACGCAATCCGGAATCCTGACTGGGTTCCTTCTTATCCTGTTGGCGACAGGCTGACCGAGCTTGCCCGCAAGAAGGACATCTGGCCGGAGCTGGACAAGTGAGCGGCCATTGGTTTGAGCACAGAATGTACGGTGTTCCTTTGAAAGGAGAATTGATGAACGATGCAATCTTTGACATCCAGAATATGAGGAAGAGCATCTTGAACTGCACTCAGAACATGCGGGTGGAGGATGACACTGACCGCCTGTTTGTGAAGTCGCTGTGTCTCGAACGGTTCAAGGCCGCACTGTACAGCGAGGGGTGCTGATGTTTTCTATCACGGCTAGGGTAGCTCCCGAAAAGGCAGAGACTACTCCACTGTGCCCTGCCGTGATTCCTGATTTGGAGTATAAGCGGAGTCTAACATGGCAAGGATAAGGACTATCAAGCCAGAGTTTTGGGTTAGCGAACAGGTTATGGAATGTTCGCCGGTTGCCCGATTGACGTTCATAGGATTGTGGAATTTCTGTGACGATGGTGGGAACCATAGCGCCAGGGCGAAGACGCTGAAGGCTGAGGTTTTTCCGGGGGATGATGTCTCCCAGGATGATGTGCAGGGCTGGGTTGATGAGCTCATCAGGAACGGCCTTGTTATGGAGTATGAGGTTGATGGCAGGCAGTTCTGGCATGTGACGGGATGGCACCATCAGAAGGTTGAGAAGCCGACGTATAAGCATCCTCCACCACCTACTCCCCGACCAGTCGACGACCAGTCGACGACCATTCCCCGACCAGTCGACGACCAGTCGACCACGGAGAGTAAAGGAAAGGAAAGGAGTCTAATGGAGTGTAATGGAGTGGAAACGGAGAGGCTGCGCGGGGCGGAATCTGTGGATAACTCGAAACGGGCTTGCCAACCTGTGGATAATTTTCAAAACCAAAAACCGGCGGTTGACGGCCAGCAGGTCTGGTGGAAGTCGGACAGGGGGATTGATGCGATGGCGAAGCAGCTTGGTGTCGAGGCGAGGACAGGGGAGTCGTACCGGGATTTGAAGAGCCGGTGTTTCAATGAGATCAACCGGCGCAGGAGGATGCAGGCATGAGGCTCGGTCAACGTCTTTTCAATCTGCTGAAAGCAGCGAAGGGGGAACGTGTCCCGGTCAGTCACCTTGTCGCGGTGACGAAGGCGGATAGGAATGATGTGCTGGAGCTGTGCAACCGCCTTGTGACTATCGGCAAGGCTTCATGCATGAACCAGCGGAACGGCTCTACGTACGAGATGCACTACTGGGTTGACCAGAAGGGGAGGCGGTGATGGGTAAAAGGATCAAGGATTTTCCGAGGCCTTTATCATGGGTAATTGAGCTTGCCGGTTACTCGAAGCAGTCAATCTATCGTCTGATGGCGGCAGGCGAATTTCCAAGGAATGTAAAACTCGGAAAAAGGAAGGTCGCCTGGATGGAGTCTGATGTTTATGACTGGTTGAAGAAAAGGGTTAGGTTGTCATGACAGAGCATAGGAAATGCAGGGCTGTTTCGTTTGTGGTCAGCGGTGTCCCTGTTGCGAAGGGCAGGCCGCGGCTTGGCAGGGGCAATGTGTTTACGCCTCAGCGGACTGTCGATTATGAAACGGTTGTCGGCCTTGTCGCAAGGAGTGTGATGGGTTCTGCCCCTCTGCTTGAAGCGCCTATCGAGGCAAGGCTTGAGTTTTTCTTCCCGTACAGGAAACGGAAGTATGGCGGGAAGAAGCCTGCGTTCCATGTATCTCGCCCTGACTTGGACAATCTGGAGAAGGCTATCCTGGATGCTTGCAACGGCATCGTTTACAAGGATGATGCTGGTGTTGCTGTCGTTCATAAGGAGAAGCTGCTTGATGATTTTCCCAGGGCTGTTGTGTATTTCAGGGAGATTTGAATGTTGAAGGTGTCACCGGAATTGAATGACAGGATTTACCGTCATTGCCGTCGTGTTGATATTGGTGAAGTCAAGGCGACTTCTGAACATTACCGCAGGCGCAGGGAAATAAATGTCAGGGATGTACTGCATACGCTGTATCTGTTTGCGGATCCTGATTTTCATGTCCGCGTCAGAAAGGAGGATTTTTTCAAAAAGAGCGGTTACGGCGAAAGTGTGGTTATGGCTGCTTTCGATGTCCTCTCTAAGGCTGGCTTGTTTTTATGTGACGATTGTTCAGGTAATTGGTTTGTCGGTATGGTCAGGGAGGTTGATTTCTATGGCGAGGCAATTGACGGAGAAGCAGCTGAGGTTCTGTGAGCTTTGGGCGGAGAACCCGACGATGGATGGCGCTATCGACGCTTATGCCAGGGTTTACAGCGGGAACAATTCTCCGGAGACGGTTAAGCGTGCTGCGCTCCGCCTGATGAAGAACCCGCTTGTCGAGCGGTTCATGGCGCTTGTGAGGGACAAGGCTGCTGAACGCGCCGGGATTTCGCTTGAGTCGCATCTGAAGCGCCTTGACGGTGTTTTCAGGGCGGCTTTCGAGGAGAAGAAGTATGTGCCTGCCCTTCTGGCTGAGGTGAACCGTGGCAAGGCTTCTGGCCTGTATGAGAAGAAGGTGAAGGTTGAGGCGACTGTGTCTGTGTCTTCGGAATTGGAAAGAGCAAGGGAGCGTGTCAGGTCAGGAGGTTGAGCTTATCAGGGATGTCGGGTCGTTCACTTACGATCCGTTGTCTTTTGTGCGGTACGCTTTCCCGTGGGGGGAGGGGTCGCTGTCAGGGTTTTCTGGACCTGATGCCTGGCAGGTTGATGTCCTGAAGTATATCGGTGATGAGCTGAGGAAGGGCGGGAAGCTGGGCGCGGTGGTGCGTGTGGCTGTGGCTTCCGGTCACGGTATCGGGAAGTCTGCCCTTGTTTCCTGGATTGTGCTGTGGGCGATGGCAACGTGTCCTGATACGAAGGGTGTTGTTACAGCCAATACGGATACGCAGCTTCGGACGAAGACGGGCGCTGAGATTGCGAAGTGGTATCAGCTGTGTCTCTGTAAGCATTGGTTCAAGTCGTCTGCTACGTCTGTTGCTTCTGCTGATGCTGGCCATGAGCGTACCTGGCGTGTGGACCTGATCCCTTGGTCGGTCTCGAATACGGAGTCTTTCGCAGGCATGCACAATAAGGGCAAGCGTATCCTGGTTGTGTTTGATGAGGCTTCTGCGATTGATGACAAGATCTGGGAGGTGACTGAGGGGGCGCTCACTGATGCTGAGACGGAGATTGTCTGGGTGTGTTTCGGTAACCCGACACGTAACACGGGGCGTTTCCGTGAGTGTTTCAGGAAGTTCCGGCACCGGTGGCAGTGCTGGCATATCGATTCGCGCACGACGGCGATGGCGAATAAGAAGCTGCTGGATGAGTGGGTGAATGATTATGGAGAGGATTCGGATTTTGTGAAGGTCCGTGTCCGCGGGATGTTCCCGAATGCGTCTGCGAAGCAGTTCATTCCGACGGATGTTGTTGATGCAGCCATCAAGCGCCATCTGCATGACGGGCAGTATCAGTTTGCGCCGGCGATCATTTCCTGTGACCCTGCCTGGGAGGGTGATGATGAGCTGGTGATTGCGATGCGTCAGGGTTTGTTTTTCAGGATTCTCAGGAAGATCAGGACGAACAGCAACGATCTCCAGGTTGCGCAGCTGATTGCGCAGTATGAGGATGAATTCAAGGCGGCGGCTGTTTTTGTTGATGGCGGTTTCGGTACTGGCATCATCTCTGCTGGCCGGACGATGAACCGGAACTGGACGGTTGTCTGGTTTTCGGAGAAGCCTGCTGATGAGGGCTGCCTGAACAAGCGCGCTGAGATGTGGAAGTTGATGCGGGACTGGCTGAGGGATGGCGGTGTGATTCCGGATGACCCGACTTTGTATCAGGACCTGCTGGGACCGGAGACTGTGCCGAGGATGGACGGTAAAATCCAGCTTGAGAGTAAGGATATGATGAAGCGGCGTGGCCAGCCTTCGCCTAACTGTGCTGATGCCTTGGCTTTGACGTTTGCTTATCCGGTGTTCCAGTCTGATTCGAGGATGCAGCAGGACCGTGTCGAGTACAATCCGGCTGAGGTTGCATGGGGTTAGTGGATAGGTTTAGTGGATAGGTTTGGTGGATAAATCTATCCACTTTTTATCCACTGATATCGATTCTGGATATCATGTAATTTATGCGCCAAAGGAGACTTTCTCATGGCGCTTCAGGATATCTCACGACGTGCGGGCCCGTTTTCCTGGTCTTCAAGCCGCACTTATTCTTTCGGTTTCAAGGTCTTTGCCACTGACCAGGTGGCTGTCACGGTGCTCCGTGGCAGTACAGAGATTGTACTTGCTTCCTCTTCATATTCTGTGACTCTTAATGCCGACCAGGAAAACCAGCCGGGTGGCACGGTCACTTTGATTCCGTCAATCGGCGTTTCGGACAGGGTTGTCATCACGTCTGCCGTGCCGTACACGCAGGAAATGGTCCTGACGAACCAGGGCGGTTTTTATCCTGACATCCTCAATGAAAATGATGACCGTATCGTCGCGCAGATCCAGCAGTTGCGCGAGGGGCTGGACCGTGCCATCAAGGTGGGACCGACTTCTTCGAAGTCTGCTGCGGAGTATAAGGCTGACCTTGAGGATGTGGTGAATGCGGCTGCTGAGCAGGCTTCTGCTTCTGACTCTGCTGCTTCTGACTCTGCTGCTTCGGCTTCTGATTCTGCCGCCGCTGCTGCCGCTGCACAGGCTGCCGCCGAGGATGCGGACGAGGCTGCTTCTGATGCGAAGGATGCGGCTGTTGCTGCAAAGGCTGCGCTTGATACTGCTGTCGCAAGCATTCCTGGCATCGTCACCAGCGAGGTTGACGGCAGGGATATCCCTGGACTGGTTGCTGATGAGGTCTCCTCAGCCATAACTGCTCAGGACATCCCTCAGCAGGTGGAAGATGAAGTCACAAGGCAGAACACAGAGCAACTGAGGGAGACTGTCTCTGAACTTGTCGGCGAGGCTCTGGACGAAGGTCTTGTTGACGCGCTGGGCTATACGCCTGCCAATGATGATGCTGTTGTGAAACATGCAGTTCAGTCCCTGTCTGCATCTCAGAAGCAGCAGGCACGTCTCAACGTTGACGCTTATCAGAACCGTCCTCTGTTGCTTGTCGTTGCTGGACAGTCGAATGCGATGGGCAATGCCAGCGATTACACAAACGCAGGATATGAAGCACCGACATGCTGGCATTTTCAACGGACTGTCTATGCTGATGCGTCAAGTACAGATTACTCAGGTGAATGGGTCAGGGGTCTTGCAGAGCCTGTCGGTAATGGTGGTGGATTCATGTCTTCGCTTGCAGAAGTCTTGCACCGCAGGACTGGCAGGGAGGTCTTTATCCTGAATGTTGCTTTCGGTTCATCTATTGTCACTGACATTACATACAGCGGTGAATCATGGTCTTCTTCCGGAAGACTTCGCGATCGTGCATTGGGCTTCTTCAATTCTGCAACCGCATCGATGCCTGTTGATTCTTATGACATTCTTGGCACTGTCTGGCTTCAAGGCGAATCTGATTCGACACAGTTGACTGCTGAAGCAGAAACGCTCGCACAGTACAAGTCTGGCATCGAAGATGTTGTCTCTTGGTTTAAGTCGAATATTGGCGGTGAGTTCTTCATCTCATCTATTTCGTACATGACACCGTATTCTGGCGGTGTTGGGAATGACAGGAACCTGTTTGTTGAGCAGGTCAACGATGTGATGGCGAATCTGACAGGCGCGCATCTGGCAACGTCTGTGCCAAAAACTTTCAGACAACGCGGACTGTTGAAGCAGGATGGCATCCATTACATGCAGGCTGCATATGATGAGGTCGGTGTTGCTTTTGCTGGCTATATCGCTGATTACCTTGAACGGAAGAAACAACCTGTTGTCCTGAATGTGCGCGATTTCAAGGCTGTTGGTGATGGCATCGCTGATGACAGGGACGCATTCATGCGTGCTTTGAAAGCCGCCGGTGATGCCGGTGGTGGGGTTGTGTTTGTCCCGCCGGGCAAGTACCGCATCAAGCAGGTCAGTAACGACCTGTATATCTATTCCAATACAACGCTGCTGGGTGTCGGTGATGCGTCTGAGATTTTCTGGGACGACCAGTCTGTTGACAGTACTGATTCAAACGCAAAGCGCATGCTATACATAAGTAGCGGTGCTTCTGGTGTCCATTTCAGGAATCTTAAGATTTCTTCCACGCTGGATTCGTTCCCAACTTCAGAAGAGGGGGCTACGGCAATCGTCACACAGGCGAATGGCAGTAACAGCAACATCATCTTTGACAACGTGACGTTCTCGAAGCTGCGCAAGATGGCTGTCCAACTGTCTGGCTCTGACATGACGGTGGTCAACTGTCGCTGTGACCATGTTGCGCGTGATGGCTTCCATTTTGACTACTGCTCAAACATCAAGGTTCTTGGTTGTTCCTTTAAAGCTGTCGCTGATGATGCTGTGGCTTTCAACGCGCATGGCAATGACGGATTCCTGGTGAGCGGCTGCGCATTCATCGAATCACAGGGCATCCGCATCCAGAACGCAAGGGGAGCTTCTGTTGTCAACAACGTGTTCCAGCGCGCTCTACGGAAGGCGGTGAACATCAACGGTGTTCCTGTAGGTTCGATGCTGGGGTATGCACATCAGTTCGCATACCGCATCTCCGGCAACCTGTTCATCGACACAATCAATTCGCTGTCAGGATCAGGTGTACAGCAGGTTGTGTCGATTGCAAACGGCATCTCGACAGGTGCAGCAGGCAATACAGCCTCTCCTGATGACGTGTCGATTGCAGGCGAGACAACGGATGTTGTGCCTCTTGACGGCATCTCGATTGACCATAATGTTTTTACGTGGCGTTTGCCGACAGGCTCTTCTGTCAATTATTCAGATTATGGTTTCGGGGATACAATTTTTGATAGGGGAGGCACTGGCTACACCGACCCGGTCTGCACTGATGATGTCTTCTCATGCATCGGTGTGCAGCTGCAAGGGGCGATGAGGAATGTCCGCATCACAAACAACAGGTTTGCTGGCGCGAAGGTCAGTTCAAATGCTCTGGGGAATCCTGCCATTTTCTTCCGGGACGATGAGAACAGTCCGGCAAAGATGATGCTGGAGGACGTGTTGGTTCAGGGCAATTCATTCCATGACTGGCCTACATCTGACTGCGTGAGGATTGCCTATCCATCAACAACAGGGTTCTCAATCAACGTCAACATCAAGGACAACCATTTCAACCTGGACCCTTATTTCAGGCATCAGGCTCATTCAGAAGTGGACAACACATGGTCTTCTGCTTCTGCCTGTACCGCAATCAACTCAAGCGCAGGTTCATCTGGTATGGCGGTATGCACAGCTAATCATATCTGGAATTGCTCGCGTGCGTTTTCAGGCAATATTTCTCGATTCGACAACTACATCTATTTCCAGCCATCTGGTGCTGGTGTCGGTGACATTGCTGCCAACAAAGGCGTGAGGGTGGTCTCTGCCACAGACCGGAACATCTGCTGTGTCATCGATGGAGGCCCGGCAAGCACGTCATACGGTGTTGTTACGACTTTGCCTGTCAAATGTGCCGCGTCTGTGCCGACATCAGGCACTTACATCCGGGGGCATTTCGTTGAGAACACAGGTTACAGCTCAACGATATACAACAACGTCCGTCAGACTGTACTTGGTTGGAAGCGTCTGACGACAGGCAGCAGTCATGTCGATGGGACAGACTGGCGGGCATTATACGCGGAGGGTTGATTTATGGAAGTCGTTGAAAGGCTTGTAGCCGCCGAAACAAGGCTGGACAATCATGAAAAACGTCTGGATGTCCACGGCAAGGAACTGGACAACCTGCGTCTCCAGAACAAGGCGCAGGATTCAAAGCTGGACAGTATCGACAAGAAGGTTACTGAATCCTGCGAGGTGACCCGCTCAATAAAGAGCGGGATTGACACAATCAAGTGGCTGTGCGGCGGGGCTATCAGCGCTTACACGCTGTACGAAATTGCGCTGAAGATGGGGTGGATGTGATGGCTGACTGGCGTAAACCAACAGCGGCTATCGTGACGGCAGGGGCTGTGCTGATTGGCTGTCTTACCACCCTTGAGGGCGACAAGCTGAAAGCTTACAAGGACGCTGTCGGTGTCTGGACAATCTCCCGTGGCGTGACCAAAGGCGTGAAAGAAGGCATGACCATCACACAGGAGCAGTCAGACAAGATGACTGAACAGGAACTTGACCAGCGCGCTGTCCAGTTGAAAAAACTGATTAAGGTTCCCGTCCATCAGTATGAATGGGATGCGAATATGCTCCTTGCTTGGAACATCGGGATTGGAAACTACAAGAAAAGCACCGTTCTCCGGCGACTGAATCAGAAGCGTTACAAGGAATCATGTGATGCTTTCCTGCTGTGGAAGTATGCCGGTGGCAAGCCGATTTTACTGAAGCGCAGGCAACGTGAGCGGCTATTATGCCTTGGCAAGATCAAGAAGATTTGACCATTTTGTTGGTGTCAACAAATTGGTATTGGGATATCAAATGAGTATTCCGGAATTTCCGGATAACTGAATTTGATATTTGAACTCTCTAAATTAGTGAGTTGTTAGCGAGTTGATTAGTGAGTTCTAGGCAGTTTTTAGTGAGTTCAGGCGGTTTTTTAGAGAGTTGTTAGAGAGATGAACCTTTACTGGAAATGTGGCATCGCCGTGGCTCTGCTGTTGGTTGGTTTCCTGGGCGGTTGCAGTTGGAAGCAGCGGGAATTGAACAGCATCAAGGATGCGTATGCCGAGCAAGTGCAGCTTGCCTTGCAGGAGAACAGGAATCTTGAGAAGAAGATGCAGGCGGATGCCGATGCCATCACAGTCAAATATCAGAAGGAGCAGAAGGATGCACAGAAAACTATTGCTGATCTCCGCAGCCGTATTGCCTCTGGCGATTTGCGGCTGTCAGTCCGCACCGAAAGTACCACCGGAATGTCCGCAGGTTCCGGCTCTGAATATCGAGAAGGAACAGCCTACCTTGACCGAGGAACTGCTGAACGTCTTGTCAGCATCACCGAGCGGGGGGACAGCGCAATCCGCAGACTGAATGAGTGTGTGGACAGGTACAACAGTTTGAGGAAGGAGTGAGATGGAGCAGGTGAGATGCCAGAAGTGCAACCACCGTCTGCTGGATATCGAGGCGGTGAAGTACCGTATCAAGATACGGTGCCGGCACTGCAAGTCGTGGTGCTCTTTTGAGACGAGGATGTCTGGCGATGGGCAGGAGGCCAAGGCGCGTGAGGGGCAGGGCTGATGGTTGCTGTCCGTGTGAATCCTGAGCCGGAACGTTACCTGCCGCTGTTTGTGGCAGCGGGTGATGAGGTCGGGCTGGGTTATCCGGTCAGGCCGGACTTCGCCAGGTACCGTGCTTTGATTGATGCAGGGGATTACCTGTTCATCGGGGCGGAGGATGGCGGTGTGCCGGTCGGGTATGTCGGGGTGCTGTTTGTCCGTGACCTGTTCAACGCGGATGTTGTGCATGCGGTGGTTGATTCGTTTTTTGTCGGGCCGGATTACCGGAAGTCCGCTGTTGCCGGCAGGCTTCTGGCAAGGATGATGCCGACGGTGGAGGCGGTGGCTTATGACCTGGTGTTCCAGTGCCAGGTGGATTCGCCTTTGGCGGGCATGCTGGCGAAGCGCGGGTTCAAGATGGTTGATTCGGTTTTTTCTAAGGTGATTGGAGGGTTGTGATGGGCAAGATTATCAAGAGTGTAGGCAACGCTGTCGGCGGTGTGTTTGGTGGCTTGACAGGTTCTTCTGCCTACAAGAAGCAGACGAAGGCGATGAAGGAGGCGAACCGTATCGCGCAGGCGCAGGCGAAGCAGGCTGAACAGCAGATCAACGCGGCGAATGCGAAGACACCGGATATCGATACGATCCGTGCTGACAATGCTGAAGGTGTCGGGACAACGATGCTGACAGGTGCGGGTGGTGCCGAGGTGGATGAAGCCAACAAGAAGAGGCGGACGCTTCTCGGGAGCTGATGATGTCCAGCGATGAATACAGGTATTACACGCGCCACTTCCAGAGTGAGATTGACTGGCTTAACAGCGCGAAGACAGTCGATGAGCTGAACAAGGCCTGGGATGATGTCTTGGTCAATCTTGGTCTTGAGCTGGATACGGCCAGGGACAGCAGGGAGAGCTCTTCTTACAGGAATGATGCGGCCGCCAGTTACAGGTGGGGGATGGCAAACCTGCCTGGTATTTATGAGCAGCGGATGCAGGCTCTTGGTGGGACGCCCTATCCAGAGGAGTACATGAAGGTTGGCGAGGTCTCGAAACACAATCCTGGCGCTGCTGATTACGAAGCCGCACAGAAGGCGGCTTCTGACCGCCGTAAGCAGGAAGCGGAACTTAACGAGTCGAATGCGCAGATTAAGCGGCAGCAGGATGAGCGCAGGCAGCAGCAGGACGAGATGGGTTCTGGACTGTCCGGCATCCGTGGAAACAGGGATTCTTCACAGACGATGCTGACGGGCAGGAACCGGGGTGACCAGCAGACGATGCTGACGCGGGGCTATCAGCGCCGTACCTTGATGGGAGGATGATGATGGATAACCAGGAGATTGCAAGGCATATCCGCTCCCGGTACAGCGAGCTGAAGAATGAGCGGAGCAAGTGGCTGAATACCTGCAAGGAGGTGTCGGAGTACATCAATCCAAGGAACGGGCGTTTCAGCCTGACGGACAGGAACCTGGGCAACAGCCGGAAGAACCGCATCCTTGACCCGTATGCAAGGCGGGCGCAGCGGACGCTTTCTGCCGGGCTGATGTCTGGGATGACTTCTCCTGCACGGCCTTGGTTCAAGCTGACGACGGCGGACACGGAGCTGGCGAAGGATTTCGAGGTGAAGCAGTGGCTGCATGATGTCGGGCAGATTATGCAGACGATGTTCTCGAAGTCGAATGTGTACCGGATGCTGCATGCCATCTACGATGAGCTGGGGCTTTTTGGGACGGCGCCGGCTGTTGTTGTGGGGAATTTCGAGCGGGTGATGCACGGTTTCCCGCTGACTGCCGGGGAGTACTGTATCGGCGCTGACCCGTTCGGTGTGATCGATTCGCTGTACCGTGAATACCAGATGACGACCAAGGCGATGGTGGAGCAGTTCGTCACTTCGTGTGCGCCGCATGTGTTAGATGCTTATGCGAGAGGGAATTACGATTCCTGGCATACGGTGCTGCATGTTGTCGAGCCGAGGCTGGAACGTGACCCGTCGAACCCGACAGCGAAGCATATGCCTTTCCGGAGCATCTATATCGATGAGCGGAACTGTGTGCTGAGGGAATCCGGGTTCAAGCGTTTTCCGGTGCTTTGCCCTCGATGGGATGTCTGTACGTCTGATGTGTATGGGACGTCACCAGCTATGGATGCGCTGCCCGGGGTGAAGCAGTTGCAGGTTGAGACGTTGCGCAAGGCGCAGGGTATCGATATGCAGAGCAATCCGGTCAGGCTGATGCCGGCTTCGCTGAAGCAGGCGGGTTCACAGTTGTTGCCTGGCGGGGTGATTTGGGCGAACGGTCCGCAGGATGCGTCCCTTATCCGTGACCCGTTCATGGTGAAGCCTGACCTGAACGGGCTGTTGCTGGATATCCAGGATATGCGGCAGCAGATTGATGCGATGTTCTTCGCTGACCTGTTCCGGATGTTCGAGGGGAATACGCAGCAGATGACGGCGTATGAGGTTTCGGAACGGCAGCAGGAGAAGATGCTGATGCTGGGACCGGTGCTGGAGCGTCTGGACAACGAGCTGCTGTCTCCGCTTATCGAGATGGCGTTCGACCGGCTGACTGAGGCTGACCGCCTGCCGCCTCCGCCTGAAGCGGTGATGGGGCAGGAGATTGCGATTGAGTATATCTCGGTGATGGCGCAGGCGCAGAAGGCGGCTGATGTGAATAACCAGATGCGGTTCTTGTCGAGCTTGGGGACGGTTGCCCAGCTGAAGCCGGATGTGCTGGACAAGTTCGATGCGGATGCAGCGGTGGATGATATCGCTGATTCGATGGGCATCAATCCGAAGTTGATTATTGCCGGCAAGCAGCTGGCGATGGTCCGTGACCAGAAGGCGCAGCAGCAGGCACAGATGCAGGCTCAGCAGCAGCAGGCGATGGCGATGCAGGGTTTGCATGCGGCTTCGAAGGTTGATGCTGAGAACCTGAACGATGTGATGGGTGGCCTCCAGGGTTACGGTGATATGGGTGCAGGAGGTGTCTGATGTATGAAGATGAGGACGAGGCAGTCAAGGCGGCTGAGCAGGAGCGCAAGCGGTTCCGGGAGGAGATGGCTTTTGTCATGGGCGCTGAGCTTGGGCGGCGGTTCGTGGCACGCGTTGCGGTCTCGATGTGCGGCTCTGATGTTTCGACGTTCTCACCGGATGCGGCGTACTCGGCATACGCACAGGGACGCAGGGACCTTGGCAACGAGCTGAAGCAGCAGGCCAGGGATTTTGATTTGGGTTTGTACATGAAGATGATGGAGGAGTTTTATGGCAGATGAAAACAGCACGACCAGCGTTGATGCGGCAACCGGTGCTGACGCCAACACGACAACGCAGCAGCCGGCTGATGCCGGCAACCAGTCCCGGCAGGCCGGACAGCCTGACGGTGGGCAGACTTTGATGAACGCGAAGCCGGAGGGCGGTGCTGACGGTGGGCAGCCTGCTGCGGCTGACTGGCGTTTCGATGCGGAGGATTTCAAGGACCAGGGGCTGAATCCGGGGTTCATCGATGGGTATTCCGAGATTGCGAAGGAGCTTGGCCTGTCGAAGGACAGCGCGTCTGCCTTGCTGACGAAGGCGGCGGAGCTTGTCGAGAAAATGGATGTCGAGGGGGTTGAACGGCAGGCTTCTGAATGGATCGCGGCTGCACGCAACGACAAGGAGTTCGGGGGCTCTGCACTGAATGCAAACCTGGCTATTGCGAAGAAGGGGCTGGAGACTTTCGGTGGGCAGCCGCTGAAGGACCTGCTGGAATCGACCGGCCTTGGCAACCATCCTGAAGTGATACGGTTTTTCTACCGTGTCGGCAAGACGGTTTCTGAGGACAGTTTCGACCGGGGCGGTGCCAGTTCTGGTCCTGCTTCTGAGGAAGAACGTATGCGCAAGATCTATCCGAAGATGTTCGAGCAGAAAGAGCACGGACAGCTTTAGAAGTTTACTGCACCGGGCATGGTGATGCCCTAGGCCTATGAGCCTGACGACAGCCATCTGAGCTGGAACCACAGCGACCACGCTGAGTTTTTTGAGGAGAACTCTCATGGCAACTTTAGGCTCTAATAACAAGACCCTTCTGGATATCGCCAAGGAAACCGGTGCGAACGGTCAGCTTGTCGATGTCATCGAAATCCTGAATCAGGAGAATGCTATCCTTGACGACATTCCGTTTGTGGAATGCAACAACGGGGATACGCACAAGACCAGCATCCGTACCGGACTGCCTTCTGTGGTCTGGCGCAAGATGTATAAAGGTGTCCCTGCTTCCAAGGGGACTACCGCTGTTGTCCAGGATACCACCGGTATGCTTGCTTCCATCTCTGAGGTGGACAAGGACCTGGCTGACCTGAACGGCAACGCTGCACAGTTCCGCCTCCGCGAGGATGCGGCCCATCTGGAGGCGATGTCCCAGGCGTTTGCTGAATGCCTGTTCTACGGTTCTGAGAAGAAGAAACCGGAAACTTTCACCGGTCTGGCTCCACGCTTCTCTGACGCAACCAACGCGAACAACAAGGGCAATATCCTGGCTGGTTCGCAGAATGCTTCCAGCAACGTGAACTCTTCCATCTGGCTGATTGCATGGGACCCATCCACTGTCCACGGCATCTATCCTAAGGGCTATGTGGCTGGCTTCCAGCATCAGGATATGGGTGCTGACTGGGCGATGGATTCCAGCGGCAACCGTTACCTGGCTTACATCTCCAAATATGACTGGAAGGTCGGGCTGTCTGTCCGCGACTGGCGTTATGTGGTCCGTATCGTCTTCGATTCGACTGCACTGACTGCTGACCGCTCTGCCGGTGCTGACCTGCCTCAGCTGATGGAGATCGCGCAGGAGCGCATCCACAGCCTGAACAAGGGGCGTCTGGCATGGTACATGAACAAGAATACCGCTGAATATCTGCGCTTGCAGCTGGCTGATGCGGCGAAGTACCAGCTGACCCGTGAGACTGTCGCAGGCCGCAAGGTGACTACTTATGGCGGTATCCCTATCCGTATCTGCGAAGCAATCACCAACACTGAAGCTAAGGTTTAAGAACCAGAAAGGAGAATGAATCATGTTGATTGATACCAAGGCCACTTTTGGCGAAGCACTCTCTACCGCGACTGCCGGTGTCATCGGTGATGCACTGGATACCGGTGCGGTCTACGGTCTGGGCTCCGGTGCGAACCGTCTGCCTTATCTGCATGTGGTCATCAATACCAAGCCGACTGCGGCCGGTACGCTGACCCTCTGCACTTCCGCAGACGGTACGACCGCAGGTGATGCAATCGTGACTATCCCGGTTGCAGCAAACACGCCGGCAGAGACTGTGGTTTTCAGCGGTCCGATGCCTGCCATCCCGGAAAGCGCCGGACGTTACCTGGTGCTGTCCACTACACAGATGGCATCCGGCAAGGTCGATGCGTATGTACTGAACAACGCACCGTACCACCACATCTATCCTAAGGGCTAAGGAGGTGTGTCATGGCTGACGTTGTTGACATCTGCAATCTGGCGTTGGCCAATCTGGGGGAACCAGCGGACGTTACGTCCGTTGACCCCCCGGAGGGTTCGCCTCACGCAGAACGGTGTGCGCGGTTCTATCCGCTTGCCCTGAACCTGCTGCTGGAGTCGCATGAATGGCGGTTCGCAACCAGGCAGGAGAGGCTGACGGTATTTGCGGAGTGCGACCGGGAGAACTGGTCTTTCCGTTATGCGATGCCTTCTGAATGCCTGAGGGTCATCGATGTCTGGTTCCCGGGTATGCAGAAGTATGCGCCGGATGAGGTGAAGGGTTTCCAGGATTACGAAATCGCTTTGTCTTCCGATGGGGTGATGTGCCTGTACACAAACATCGGGGATGCTGTCTGCCGTTATGTCCAGCGGGTTGATACGCGGTTTTTCCCGGCGTCTTTTGTGACGGCGCTTTCCTGGAAACTTGCTGCGATGCTGGCCGGTCCGATGCTCCGTGGCAGCGAGGGTATAAAGATGGTGCAGAGCTGCGAACAGATGTTGATGCTGTCGCTGGAACAGGCGAAAGCCTTGGATGCGAAGCAGCAGCGCGATTATGAGGAAAGCATCCCGCCTTGGATAAGGGCAAGGGACGGCATGCCTTTGATGCGGCCTTGGGACAGGGCTGCGGATGATTCGACGGAGACGGGGGACTGAGATGGCGGCTATCCGTTTTTTCAGGGGCGGGTTCAACGGCGGTGAGGTGACGCCGGAGTTTTTCGGGCGGGTGAACGATGAGAAGTTCCAGTCCGGTGCGGCGAAGCTGGAGAATTTCATCGCGCTTCCGCATGGTCCTGCCAGGAACCGTCCGGGTTTCCGGTATGTTGACCAGGTGAAGAAGAAGGGAAGCAGGCT